GCGATTGAAAATCGTTTAAGCATGGATGACATAACCGCGCATGGTAATCGTGTTCGCTTTGCGATCGATGAAACTTTCTTACGCGCCGACACTATGGCGCGACTAGATTCAATAGAAAAAATGTTAAACCTAGGTTTGATCGATGTTGCACAAGCGCAATCGATGGAACAGCTAACACCTAACGGATCAGGAGATACTGCAAATGTTGCACTTAACGTTTAATAACGCGATTGAGGCGGCTGATACAGAACGCCGCATGATCTCAGGCAAGATTGCGCCATACGGCGAGGTTGGTTATACATCTGCTGGCCCTGTCGTATTTGAACGCGGATCTATTTCAATTCCAGATGTAACAAAAATTAAATTGCTGATGCAGCATGACAGTACAAAGCCAGTAGGTCGCGCTACATATTCCAGCGATGATGAAAGCGGCGTGTACGCATCGTTTAAAATTTCAAGTAGCAGCCGTGGACAGGATGCTCTTGTACTAGCTCAGGAAAACCTTGTATCTGGTTTATCCGTTGGTGTGGATGTATCCGCATCAAAGCAGATGAAAGGTTACCTGTTAGTTACCGCTGCAGTCCTGAAAGAGGTAAGCCTAGTGGAGTCGGCTGCCTTTGATTCAGCGGCCGTAACTGATATTGCAGCCGCTAAAGCTGCTTTAGAAGCAGCAAGTACCAAAACCACAATCATCCATACAGAGATGATTGAAACCGAAACCGAAACCGAAACCGAAAGCGAGGCAGCTGTGACTACAGCCCCTATTGATACACCGGATGTACCGGCAGAAAAACCAGTCGAGGCTGCACCAGTTCAAGCAGCTCGCCAAATTATTCGCCCATCCGTATTAGACAGCCAGACAGTACGCACACCAATTACATCAATGGCAAAGTACACAGAGCATAAGATTAAGGCTGCATTAGGCAACCAAGATTCCGTGCTTTACATTACTGCAGCCGATGATGATTTCAGCACTAACCCAGCATTTAGCCCAACACAATACCTATCAGAGTTTCCTACAAATACACGTTTTGGAACACCTGCAATCGATGCATGTTCACGCGGCGTTTTACCGCAAAGTGGCATGACGATAAATGTGCCTTCTTTGGTTACGTCCGCGGGCGGTAAATCAGGCGTTGCACCAGTTGTAACAGTTGAAGCTGAAGGCGGCGCAGTTGCCAATACAGGTATGGTTACAGAATACCTATCAGGCACAATCAGCAAGTATTCAGGCATGAACACAATCAGCATTGAATTGCTAGAACGTTCAGACCCTAATTTCTATGCTGAACTAACACAGCAACTACAGAACGCTTACCTAAAGACACTAGATACAACAGTATTAGCTGCGATGATTACAGCAGGTACTGCTGCAACTACTGCACAAGCTGCTACATCTGCAGGCATCATCGGTTACGCATCAGAAGCTGCTCGCCTTGTATATGAGGCAACTGGTTACTATGCACAGAACTACGTTGCTAATGGTTCACAATGGCAGCTACTAATGGGTGCATCAGATACAACTGGCCGCCCAATTTACTCAGCATCTCAGCCAATGAACGCAGGCGGCTTAACACAACCTGGTTCAATTCGCGGCAACGTACTAGGTCTTGATCTATATGTTGACAAGAACTTTGCAGCAACAACAACTGTTGATGACTCAGCAATCATTCTTGCGCCAGAAGCATTTACTGTTTACCAGTCACCACAGGCATATATGTCTGTAAACGTTGTAAGCAACCTACAGGTACAGGTAGCGATCTATGGCTACATGGCAACAATCGCCAAGATGCCAAAGGGAATTATCCGTTACAACTTTACCTAAGAAATAACCCTAATAGTCGGTGGGCGATTAGCCCTTTCGCCCATCGACCCCTACTAAGTAAGGAGTACCGATTATGGCCGCTACATATGTAACAGTCGCCGAGCTACGCACAAATCTTGGCATCGGTACTCTTTACTCAGATAGCACTGTCGAGGAGTGCTGCCAAGCCGCACAGGATCAGATCAACAGTTTCCTTTGGTTTGATTCTGCGCCAGTCGTGGGGACTGCATTGGTAAGCAACGTTGCCACAGTAATGTTGGCCAACCCCGGACTATTTACAACAGGCGAAAGCGTGACCATATCCGGGGCTGGCTCGACATTTAACGGCACTTACACAATTACTGCCACGTTGCCATTTAGCACAGGCACTACAAATTTATTGCCAGCATTTAATATGCAGCTTAATTATTACCAGCAACCACGCGGTTATAGTTTTATTCAATACGCCAAGGTTGCAGCCGATGAAAACTTTAGGCGCGTAGTGCCATCAGGTAGTGCGCTAGGTGCAGATACAAAGACTGCTACCTACGTTAATACAGCAAGTGTTAGACAAGCTGCGATGATCTTGGCAGTAGATATTTGGCAGGCTCGCCAGGTATCACAGACTGGCGGCGTAGGACTTGATGGCTTCAGCCCTAGCCCTTACCGCATGGGCAACAGCATGATAGGCAAGATACGAGGCCTACTAGCCCCGTACATCTCACCGAATAGCATGGTGGGGTAAATGCCTACGGCGGCTATTACAACTTTGCGTAGCACCATCGCAACGGCTTTAACCAATAACGGCGTATGGTCGGTATTTGCATATCCGCCTGCAACCATCTTGGCTAACAGCTGCGTAGTAATACCGGCAGATCCGTATTTAACGCCAAGCAATAACAGTTACATAACTATTTCGCCTATGGCTAATTTCAAGATTCTGCTAACTGTGCCGATGTTTGATAACCAAGGCAACTTGCAGGGCATTGAGGATTTTATTGTTGCAGCCTATACAAAACTAGCTGCATCTAATCTTGTATTTAATATAACTAGCGTTAGCGCGCCTGGCGTATTAAATGCTGATAGCGGCGATCTACTAACTGCCGAATTTAATATATCCATACTAACGAGCTGGAGTTAAACCATGTCACTTACAGATGAGGATAAAGCGTTTTTGGTCAAGATCGGCCAGATACCAGCGGAAGCACCAACGCCGCAAAAAGTAACAAAAACACAACCAACAGCAACCGAGAATACAGAGGAATAAATAATGGCCATTTTTCTATCCAACGGGGTTGTAGTCACTTTGAACTCAGTCGATCTATCAGATCACGTTACAAGTGTCACAATCAACCGCGTATTTGATGAACTAGAAGTAACAGCTATGGGCGATTCAGCTCATAAGTTTGTTAAAGGTTTAGAAGCAAGCACAGTAACTATTGATTTTCTTAATGACACAGCTGCATCTGAAACCCTACAAACTTTACAAGCTGCATGGGGTACAACAGTACCGCTAACACTAAAGCAAACAAGCGCAGCTATATCAGCTACCAACCCAGAGTATCAAACTACTGTTTTAGTTAATAACACAACAGATATTAACGGCGCAGTTGCCGATATTTCTACACAGTCAATTACCTTTACCTGCAACAGCGTAATCGTTGTAGATACAACAGTATAACCAACTAAGAATAGGGGCTAACAGATGGCTAAGTTAAAGATCACAAAGGCTGATGGTTCAATATCTGATCACCAGATAACACCATCGATCGAGTACGCGTTTGAGTTATATGCAAAAAAAGGTTTTCACAAAGCCTTTAGAGATGACGAGAAACAGTCAGATGTTTACTGGTTGGCGTGGGAGTGTTTAAGAGCTGCAGGCGAAACCGTGCCAATGTTCGGTGCATCGTTCTTAGCAACACTTAAAAAGGTTGAGGTTCTGGATGATGACCCGGAACTATAGGGCGTGACTCGTTTACTTACTTGATCGCACGGATCAGTTTGGAAACGGGTATCGCGCCCAATGATTTACTAGCACTAGATAGCAGGATGTTTAAGACTTTATTGCAGGCGATGAAAGATCGAAACAAGGAGATGCGAGATGCCAGCACAGGTAGTAGGCGGAATCGCACTTCGTAAAGCCCTAAAAAAATTTACGCCCGATCTAGCTAAAGATACGCAAAAAGAAATGGCTAGTTTGCTTAAACCTATCGTGTCTAAGGCTCGTGGATTTATCCCATCGCAAGCCCCGTTATCGGGCTGGGCTAAAGCATCTGGTAATGGCAAGTTCCCAGTATGGGATGGCAGAGGCGCTAAAGGCGGCGTTGGTTACAAAACTACACCTAGTAGAGTAAACCGATCAGGCTTTAGATCACTAGCTCGTATTCAAAATGCATCCGCATCGGGTGCTATTTATGAAACTGCTGGCCGTGTACATACCTCTGGGCGTGAGCAAGCAAAAATGCGTGAGGTTGTAATCCCTACTTATCGCCGCGATACCGGGGCTGGCGAATATCGTTATATGACAAGCACTAATAAAAAATACGGCAAGAGCAATAACCCAGAGGCTGGTTATTTATTCGTGCAATCTATGAACCAATACAGCAAGATCGTAGATGCTAATAATCAAACAGGCGCAGGCCGTAGATCCCGAAAGATGAAAGGCCGTGCGATATTTAGAGCATGGTCAGAGGATGGCGGCAAAACTAACGCAGCTATTCTCAAAGCTATTGAAGTATCTAGGGATAAGTTTAATCAAGCTGTGGGGTATAACTAATGGCCGTTGATCCATCAGTAAGAATTGATATAGCTGCCGAATTTACTGGCAGAAAAGCATTTAAACAGGCAGATACATCTACAGCCCAGTTATCTAAAAACGTAAAAAATTTAGCCAAGACTTTTGGAGTCGCATTTAGCACAGCTAAAGTATTGGCCTATGCCAAGGCATCGGTAAAGGCTGCAGCTGAGGATCAAAAGGCTCAACAGCAATTAGCCCTGGCACTTAAAAACGTAGGCCTAAGTCGAGATGCAGCAACCGCTGAAGGTTACATACAGCGCATCGAAAAAGAGTTTGGCATAGTCGATGACAAGCTCCGCCCAGCTTATACAAAGTTAGCAATAGCCACACGCGATACAGCTGAAACTGAACGCTTAATGGGTATCGCTATGGATATAAGCGCGAATAGTGGTAAAGACTTAGAGTCAGTTACAGCTGCGCTATCAAAGGCTTACCTGGGCAATAACGCCACACTTAGCAAGTTAGGCATAGGCATATCTAAAGCCGATCTTAAAACTAAGTCATTTAAAGAGATTACAGATCAGTTAGCCGTTACCTTTGCAGGGGCAGCTAAGACATCTGCAGATTCGTTCTCTGGCTCGATGGACAAACTGGCTATTGCATCTAATAATGCTAAAGAGATTATCGGTACAAGCCTTATAAATGCCCTGCAATCTTTGGGCGAGGATGACACCATGGCTACGCTTAGTAGCGATATTGAAGGCGCAGCTACATCCCTAGCTAATTTTGTTGATTCAATCGTGTACTTAAAAGAGCAAGTGAAATCTATACCCGGTGCTGGCATTTTTGGTTACTTATTTAGCGGTGTTACTGATCTGCTAGGCCGGTTTAGCCCACAGCGTTTAGCATATTTAATCAAAGAAATTAAGGGTTTTCAGGGCATGGGTAACGTATCCATGACTGGCGGCTCAAACATGGACACGCAAAAATTTGAAGCACAACAAAAGAAACTAGCAGAGGATAAAATTAAGGCCGACAAGCTAGCAGCGGCCAATAAGATTAAAGCCGACAAAATGTCAGCTGCTAATAAAGCAAAACTAGATAAAGCTGCTGCAGTTTTTGAGATACAAAAGATCCAAATAGCCGCTGCGCTAAAGGGCAAGATAAGCGAAGAAGAAAAGACGCGCTTACTACTTATGCAGGCTATTGAAGAAGGCAACGCAGATAAAGCTGAGGCATTAGCTAAGAAAC